TTGCAAATCCCTGATGTCCACTCTTGGACACAAGTTGCACCATTAAATATTCCTCCCGCACCACCAGTAACCTTGGAGATCGGACTGCCGATCATCAACATCCCTGGTTGTGTTGAAGCACATGAACAAAACAAAAAGTCATCCACTATCTTTCAAGATGACAGTAATGGCATAAAAGTATTCTGTGATGCAGGGCTGCCTTCCTACAATCCAATCGACTACAGCCCAGAGCAATTAATATACACAACCATCCCCGGCATCCCTAATACACCAACATCCCCTCCCGCCAACACACCTGAAGCCCCTAGCCAACTACCCAGTCCTGGAGCGGGTTTTAAGCCTTCTACACCCAGTAACGACAAAGAGGAATGCACGGAAAACTGCGAGGAGCAACCAAAAAAAGTTGAAGAAATTAAGCCGGAAAAGAAGTTAGAAATTACCGATTATTTACCTGACTTACCTACAACAACTACCACAGCAGTTATTGCGATTGTTGCAACTTCTTCTGCTCTATTAGCAAAGCCGCTTGCCGACTTGCTTCTAAAACTGATAAAGCCGACTGTGAAGAAGGCCCAGAAGAAACTGCTTGACGCACTTGGGAAGAAGACGAAGACCGAATCGGTGCGTGAGCGTGTCCTTGCTCAGCGGGATCGGAACCGTGCGATTCTTGCTTTACGGCGGGCTTTGAAGAAATAGGAATTGAATGAGTATGTTGTGGAAGATGTCCTGGTGGATTAACCAGAATTACATCCTCACATACTTTGAAATATCGTGATTTGGGATGAAACATGATACCTTCCTTCTTCAAATTTCCACAATGTTTTAATCTTCCGATCTCAAAATCTAACCTCTTTGTAGCCAATATTTGCTGCTGTATTGCAGTCTGGGTATCAACTGCTGTTTTACATCGCTCCTGTAATCCGCCATCCAAAGGAATAGACAGCGTGGCAGACAGCCCAAAATTAATGTTATGCGAATTCTTTTGCCCCGTACGTACAGGGACTTGATATAAAACATCTCCCGGATTTAGCAGATTTCCATCATCATCTGCCCGCATGTCATACACATTATCCATGTAATGTGATTCATATGGAACTTGCCAGGAATTGCTAGCCGTTACGAACGGGGTAAAGTTCAGCGTTGGTCCCTGGCAACTGATTCCATTTGAATAGGTGTTGGTGATGTAAGGTCCTTGTAAAACCTGGATTGCCTGGTTTGTAACTGAACCGCTACTGTTAGCAATAGGATTAGCAGTTGCAGAAACACCACCGACAGTATTGCTGTAAGCCGGAGAAGAAAATAAGGTGGCACAACCTATTGCGTAAAGATAGACGTGGTTTCTGTGACGCTTTGGATCTCGGTGGTTCTTTCGATCACCGTGTGGTTCGATAGCCCTGCCCCTTGATAGGTCTCTGTGAAAGTAAAAGCGCCGCCAGGTGTTTGCAACGACCAGTTGGGCTTGTTTTGTAAATCCAAACCAGTCCATGTGCTAGTGACTCCGTTCACCGTATTGCTGTTTCCGGTAACAGCCCCTGGTGAAATACTAGCTCCTGAATGTTTGATATTGGTACCGGTCACGGAATACTGAAAACCCGTGTTGTAGTCCATTGAGTTAATAACTTCAGAAATTTTTGTCGTTGTTTCTGTTCTTGACGTCATCGACCCCTGCTGAAAGTTTGGCACCACCGGAACGCTATACGCTGACTGAAATAATCCATGAAGAATCCCCAGGATTAAACCTAGTCCGATACCTTCTTGTAAGCGTGTCATCTATCGCACAGTCACTTCGGTCACAAATTGTCCGATCGCAGTTGTACCTGCGCCACCAGGGGTAATCGTAGTAATACCTGCTGAATTGATGACGCCACTCAAGGTACCAGCCACGCCGCCCGCAGTGGTAGTCACCGTTCCGTAAGCAGGTAAATTAGACACAGTACCAGTGGAAACAGAGACACCTGTAGGAATAGCATCGCCGTGGGTAAACGACTCAGACAGGCTGAAAGCAGATCCTGAGGTAGAAATTCCATAGCTACCAGCTCTTAAGGTTGCGGCAGCCGTAGCACTTGCTGGTGCAGTCAGACCACCCATTGTGGAAACACTTGCGTTATTACCTGCAACAGAATAAGTACTGCCAATGCGCGTTGCTTGTGTGGCAGCAGCGTCAACAGTGAGCTGTACCGATGAACTCATGCGATGAATAATATCCGCTTGTGCAGCGCCAGGAGCCAAACTTAATACTGCAGCTGTAGCCAAGATAGTTTGGGTTTTCATTACTTATACGTTACTTATACCCCAAGTTTACCATTGGGTAAAATTAGGATTGGGGATAATATCTAACAATGAAACTAGGACCTAACCCAAAAGAATTGACTGAATACCTAGGTAGTTTAGTTCCGGTAGGTGTCCTCACCTGGGCCTTGGCAGTTTTAACTGCAAGCTACCTTGGTATTGCGACCAAGATTGATGCAGCTTTTATTTCATCCTTGGTAACAAGTGTCCTTGCTGTGTACGGCATCTCTAAAAAAGATGACAGTAAAAAAGGCACTACAATAAAGAAAGTTACCCCAACCGAAGGTAAGGGTAAAGAAACGTCTCCAGACCAAAAATTCACTGCTCCAAAGATCCCATCACCGGATACCGGAAATGAAAAACAAAGCTAGAGACAAACAGATCAGGGTGAATGTTTGTTGGGAGACAGCGGACGAACGCAAGTGCCACACGTTTAATAAGGATGAGGCTTACGCATTAAAAACCGCCATCGAAAATGATGGCGGTACAGTGTGGTGGTTTAGCCCTGTCGAGTGATCACTCTTTAGGGAATAAGCCGTTCTTGATAAATAACACGGCTTGGTCATCGATCGTATTGTCGGTACTTTCCGCCAGCTTAGTGAGAAGATCTACGATCAATTTCTTGACTTGCGGAGAGTTTAAAAATGTGAACAGGACTGGACGAATTAAAGCAATCATTTTGTTAACGGTATAGTCTCACTTATTCTACGTATATAGGACGATAAATAAGAATAGATTTTGAGGAGTCGATAGCACTAACCTCCAAATCTTCATGTTTAGCAAACCATTTCTTCCAAACCCGATACTGTTTATCAGCAGCAACTGATTCACAGCAGAGAAGAATGGCATCCCCTGGGGGAATCTCAGTCATCCATTTACGAACCAGGCGGATAGCAATAGCTTGTGTCTTATTGCAATCCTTACCTGTCAAATTCGTATTCAGACGTAATACGGATCTCCTCCTGTTCTTCTTGTTTAGCCAATCGTTGATCTGCCGATGTGATTTGCCGATTGCCATGCTGGCAAGCCAGACGCACCTTCCCCGCATAAAAGTCCACGGGAGCAAGCGCACCTTCAAGATCTGGTTGTGGTCTAAAAAAGTCGTCGAAATCTTCCTGGTCCGTCGTGTACGCCCAGGTTTCTTCTTCACTTGCCATTAAACGTCGTAAACTTTACACATTGGAGCAGAAGGATTGTGCTCGCAGTAACACTCTACACAAGTTACTTCGCCTCTATCACATGGACAGGAAGACTTTTTACCGAAGAGATTCTTAAAGGCTTTAAAGACTTTTTTCATGGTCTTGTGGCAAGTGGTACAAGAACTTGAGGGAATGGGTTGTCGGGTGTGTGTTCCCGATCCCAGGCAGTTTGCCATTCCGACAAGGAGTGTTCATGTTCAGTCGCACCAGTAAATTCTGGCCCTAAGTCACACTCAATTGCACTTACTTCAACCGTATCTTCATAAAGAATCCTGGAAAAATCCTCAAGCAAAAGTAACGGAATCGGATCTGCAATTTCAATAACTATACCAACAGCATAATCAATTAATTCATTGCGTGTATTTGAAATACACAACATATAGTCACCAGGCTCTAACGTGAAATACAATTCGTTTCCACGGTCAAGACGAGCAGCATTAAAAGTGTTATAAAAATCTGAAGTAGCCCCCATAAAGGAACCTGCGTACGGATAGGCAACGTTACCGTCACTATCCCTGGTAGCAATACTGTCTTCTTGGAATATGTTTCTTGCTTGTATTGGATTGCGATTTAAATCATATGCGGACAGGTTTATATGTTTCGATCGATCACCGCCTTTAGCTGTAATAATCCAGCCAGGTGTATTTAAAGTAAATTTAAACCAGTGGTTATAAGTATTGCCGCC